GATCACCGTGTTGCTTCTAAGTACAACGCAAACTATGGGAAGTTTATCTCTAAAGAAAAACTACGCATTGGTGAAGACTCTGACGAATTTCAAATGTCCTACTGCAACCGATGGATGCTTGAAAAGGGTATGTTTGTTACTGAAGAGCGCATGGAAAGACTGTATGACACATCCATGCCCTTGGTTAAACAGTGGTGGAGAACTCCTGTGGTGGTCGGTATTGATGTCGCCAGATCAAATGACTCTACGGTCGTAACTGTCCTTTGGGTTGATTGGGATCACGCAGACCCTTTTGGTTTTTACGAGCACCGTATTCTCAATTGGTTGGAAATCAACAATGAGGAGTGGGAAAGCCAGTACTTCCAAATTATTGACTTTTTAAGAAACTACGATGTGTTCCGCATAGGCGTAGACTCCCAAGGTGTTGGTGGTGCAGTTGCTGAGCGACTAAAAATACTCCTACCTGACATTGAAGTATTGGCAATGAGTTCTGATTCAAAGGCACAAAACGAGCGGTGGATTCACCTAACTGAACTTATCCAGCGGGAGCAATTAGTCATCCCTGGTCACTCTAAAGCCCGAAGAACTAGAAATTGGAAGAGATTTAACCAGCAAATGAATGACTTGGAAAAGGTCTATCGGGGTCCATATATGCTGGCAGAAGCACCTAATGAGAAGGGTGCATTTGACGATTACCCAGATTCACTGGCTCTCGCATGCGCTATGACGGTACATGATACTATGCCTACTATTCAAGTTGGCGAAAACCCGTTTTTTAATTAGTGGTATTCTTGAAAGAAACCCTTATCTACGAGGAGTATGTATGACAGTATCACCAGCCCCTATGATGCCTGAAAAAGCACGTAATGAAATTATGTTTGAGCGTACTATGGCTCCGAGCATTCCAGGTAATAAGGGACCACTTCGTTTTGAAGAAGGTGTTGCAACCGACACTGACGTTCCAAATGACTTTGGTCGTGGAGCCTATGAGGACACTGCACCATCGCCAATGCGAATGAACCACAACAACCCTGAAATGTTCTACAAGCATGCAGCAGACACCATGCGTGAGCGTGCTCATGTTGGTTCGGCTTCTTGGGTAGAAGCCCCATCAGTGCTGTCAGAGTTTGTTGAAGGCGCAATGTCGGGTGACGACATGCCTAAGTGGGAATATTCCTACAACTCAGGTGGTCACATGAATCGTCCAAACGTGACGGTAGTTAACGACTAAATATGTCCGACAGTGGTTACGCCTCTGTTGATGCTACAGCAAGTGATGATGTGGGTAGTGATACCTCAGATTCTCCTGCCTTAACTACAACCGATGATCTAAGGGTATCTATTGCCCAAAATTATGGGTTGTCCTCGCAAGGCAAGTACATGTTCCCAAGTCGTCTTGGGGAGTTTCAAGCATCATTCCGTGCAGAACCACCGCCGAGTCGTGAACGCCGTCGTCCTTTTGTATTAGAGAGTTACCTAAAGAGTACTGGTGCTGTCAATACATTTCAGCCAACGGGTTACGCCGTGCCTAGAAATTTAACGGGTATGGAGACATTACAGGAATCTCAATTTAGTCCTTCACCTAGTTTGGAGGGTGGAGACCCAGTTGATAATGCATTTTCACCCCAAGATCCAGCGTTGGATCGTAAGGCAAAAGACACTGTGCACCCTGAAGAAGAGGGCCGACTTCTCAAAGAAGTAGATATGCGTAGGCGTTCTCTCCATGTGAACAAGGGTCGCAAAGACCAGTACGACTACCAGGGGTGATGTAAATGGCAAAAGAGTTTCTTGAAGATATTCTAAAGGGAGTATCTGTTCGTGATATGGAAGGTGTCCATCTTCCATCTGCCCGTGCAAAGTTTGCTGAAATCTCTGCAAAGACTGAGAGCCCATATAAACCTGGTCAGTTTGGTAGTACAAACCCCAGAATGCTTTCTACCAGTGTAAAGTTTGAAAAGAACAAAAAGATTGATGATCCAGTTCTTAGCCGTGTTGAAGCAACGGGTATGTACCTCATGCCTGCTGGTAAGCATGGTTGTGCAGATGCTTGTAAAGATAAGACCGCTGGTTGTAGTGCAGGGTGTCTAAACACAAGTGGTCGCCTTAGTACAACTATCCCTACCCAAATGGCTCGCACCCAATTCTTAACAGAGTATCCTGCGGAAGGTTTGGCAATCATTAGGGATGAAGCCCATACTGCGTTTGAAGGGGCTATGAGGAGAGGGAATCTCCCATCACTCCGCCTTGATGGAACTAGTGAATTACACATTGACCACATGGATGCAGGCGATGCTATCTTTGGTGGACCTAAAGGTCGTTACCAGCAAATCCGTGGCAAAGAGTTTGGTCCGACTGCTGGGTTCCCTATGGCTATTGGTAGTGAGTACGGCAAACGCTACGCAAGAGATGTTCTTCCTGGGGCTACCCCAAAGTCACGTCAATCAAATGTTACCCGTGTAGGTAGTTGGAGCGAACGCCTAACAAAACCACGTGCTGAGCAAATGATTTCAGCAGGTGAAGATATTGCCCTTCCAGTAACTAACCTTGGAACTTCCTCACATCCAAAACCGATACCATCGCATCTTCAAATGCAATTTGGTAGTGGTGACAGTTTGATTGTTCCTGCAACCGATTATGATACTCATGACATTATTGGAACCAGAAAACAAACTGGTTCTGCTGGTGTTTTGCGAATGAAGTCTCCTGGATTTGGACTTGACCCAGGTCTATCTATTACAGAGCAGCGTGCTAAGGGTAGGTTCCTTCGTGAGCATCCTGCCATGGGTGAACCCATCAATACTCCTAAGAAGCGTAGGGGTTAATGACTTATGACAGATTCATGGGCCCTCATCATTGCTGCTGCAATACCAGCACTAGGAACTGGAGTCGGTTTTCTTATAAGGGAATTCAAGAATTTCCGAACAGAAAATCGTCAAGACCACGCAAATGTTATGCACGAATTACGAAAAGTAAGGCAAAGTGTTAATTTCGTTGCAGACCGCTTAGGAACACATATTGATTGGCACATGGATAAGGACAAGAAATGAAAAGACTTTTGTTTGTATCTGCACTTTTGTTAGCAGGCTGTGGCTATGACGGTAAGTACCGTTATGAATGCCAAGACCCAGCAAACTGGGAAAAGTCTGAATGTCAGCGTCCTACATGCCAAGTAGATGGGGCATGCCCAGACACATTACTAGGTTTTGATCCAAGTCAGAACACAGTATCCATAGAACCACTTCCAGTAGAGGAGATAGTTACCCCATGAAACCACGTTTAACTTCAGCAGAACTAGATGCCCGTTTAAAGTTTGTTATTGGATGCATGCTTGGTTTTGTACTACTTATTACAACTGTGGGTGTTCTTTGGGCCCTTGTTTTTGTTACGCAGCCAATTGGTGCTCAAGCCGAAAACGACAAAATGTTCTTCGGTGTGCTGTCTAGCGTTGCCACGTTTATTACAGGAACTTTGGCTGGTTTGATGATTTCTACTGGTCGCAATAATGAAGATAAAAATGGAAATGGTATTCCAGATGATGAGGAGACTGTATGAGTAAGGTTGCTTGGGACTATATCGTCCCCGTAGTTCTTCCAAAGGATCTTAAGGGTATTGAGCCAGGAAAACTTCCTGCCAACCTTTTGAAGGCTGTCCCTGGAGGCGGAAAGATGCACTGGATTGCAGCATGTGCATGGATGGCAATGGTGGAGAAGGCAAAAGCCGCAGGCGTTGAACTAAAACCCACTAGCAGCGGCGACACATATAGAGATTACGAGACCCAGAAAAAAGGATTTCTAACCCGCTACACACTTGACAAAGTGGACGGAACCAGCACTAAAACCTTTGAAGGCAAGACTTGGTATCTCAAGAAGGGTATGGCGATGCTTGCCACGCCTGGTAAATCGCAGCATAACCTCGGATTGGCCTGTGACGTTCATTCAGCGTCTGAGCCAAAGCGCCTTAACTGGCTTATTGCAAATGTTAAAGAGTTTGGCTTTTCATGGGAAGTTGTTCCTAGCGAACCATGGCATCTTCGCTATGTCTGCGGAGACAATATCCCAGCATCAGTAAAAGCATGGATGGACGCTAACGGCGTAGTTGCCCCTGCCGCTGGAGCGCCAGCACCCGCTGGTGGTGAGCATAAGCCTTTGCAAGAAGCACTTAAGGCTAAAGGTTTCTACAAGGGTGAAATCAATGGTCAAAAAGATGCTGCTACCGATGCTGCAATTAAAGCATTTAAAGTTGCTAACAAACTTGGTGCCGACTCTGTAGTTGGTCCAAAAGTAAAGGAACTTCTCGGACTATAACAGCCGATGGTTGACATAACCTTCTGTGTAGGGTAGGCTGATTGCCCTAGACCAAGTGAAGGTGGTTGCATGCGTATACAAGACATTGACAGTATCACTTACTACTTGAGTAAGGTCTTTGGAGGACCTACTGACGCAGATGAGTTATTCCGTTTGCTTGAAGTGCTAAAACATGAGCGGCAGAAACTGGAGAAAAAGCATGTCAAAAAGTAGTGAAGAAGAGGAAACTCTTTTATCCCGCTTAACCCAAATGGCAAAAGTGGTGGATGCACCTTGCCCAATAGGTAGGGTGTATAAGATGCTAGATGCACCCACAGCAAAAGCATTGTTGGAAGCATTACAGAGTCCAGCATCTAATTCAGCAATCCACCAAGCACTTATTGATGAAGGTTTCTCTATAGCACGAAACACTATTAATCAAAAACGAGAATGTTTTAGAGAAGGAACTGATAGTAAGTGTTTGTGTTTGCCTAACAACCTGGGAGTAACTAATGAGTAATTTGCAAGATAAGTTAACAACGCTTGCAAGCGAGCAAGAGATAAAACAACGTAAAGAGAAAATGCTTGGAGCAATTGCAGACTTACTCGTTGCAAAAGATATTGATCTAGAAGAGATCGGGAATGTTGAAAAAGTGTCTATTAGGCACGCCTTATCCCCTGATAAAGACGGTGTAGTTCAAACTAAAACCACTACTACTGTGCAGTTATCTCCAAAGTGGGAAACTGGTCCTGAGTGGTCTGTAGTAAAACAAGGACCATCAATAAAACTTCCACCAATTAAAGCAACAAGCAAAAAAGCAACACAGTTTAAAACTTGTGTAGTTGTCCCCGATATTCAAATTGGGTATTACCGTGGACGTGATGGAGAACTAGAACCAACCCATGATGAGAAAGCAATACAGGTTGCTCTTAAGATTATTGTTGATGCTCAACCTGATGTAATCGTTTGTGTTGGTGACAACTTAGACCTTCCAGAGATGGGTAAGTATTTGACATACCCTGCGTATGCTCAGACAACACAGGCAGCAATTGATAGGTCAACTAAGTTCTGTGCAGAGATGCGTGCGGCTGCACCTACTGCAAAGATCATTTGGCTTGCAGGAAACCACGAAGAACGTATGCCTAAGTACTTGCTTGTTAACGCAGGTGCTGCATATGGTCTAAGAAAAGGCAACACTCCAAACTCTTGGCCTGTACTTTCTATCCCGTACCTTTGCCGTATGGATGAGTTTGGCGTGGAATACCGCCCAGGTTATCCTGCATCGGATTATTGGATCAACGAGAAGTTGCGAGTCATCCACGGAGATCGTGTCAAGTCATCAGGTTCCACTGCACACATTTATCTCAACTCAGAAAAGACGAGCGTAATCTATGGGCACATTCACAGGATTGAAACAGCGTTTAAAACTCGTGAAGATTATGATGGTCCACGCACCATCATGGCTGCCTCTCCTGGTTGCCTTGCTCGTATTGACGGCGCTATTCCGTCCACACGCGGGGGTGTAGATCTTGACGGTCGCCCGTTAACACGGTATGAGAACTGGCAACAAGGTCTTGGTATTGTTACTTACGAAGATGACCAAAGTCACCGCTTTACATATGATGTAATCCCCATCTATAACGGTTGGGCTCTGTATCATGGTAAAGAGTACAGCGCCGAATAACTATGACGACTATTGTTGGCGTACAAGGTGATGGTTTTGTAGTTGTTTGTGTTGACTCACGTATTTCAGCAATGGACTCAGGTGGCTTTGCCACCCATATCGGAACCTTAAGAGAAGGTTCAAGCAAGGTAGCAACTAATGGAAAGTATTTACTTGGCGCTGCTGGAGATGTACGAGCCATCAACATTCTCCATCACGTCTTCCAACCGCCGACACCGCCACCGAACCTTAAAGGGAAGAAACTTGACCAGTTCTTTACGGCGAAGTTCATCCCGGCACTCCGTGAATGCTTTGATGCACAAGGATATTCCATGCCAGACAGGGACGATAAAGACCACATTGCAGAACATGGGTCAACCATCCTTGTAGCCATTAACGGTGTTATCTACATTGTTGATGGGGATTACTCGTGGGCTTCAGAAGCCAACAGCGTTTATTCAATTGGTTCTGGTTCCTCGTATGCACAGGGTGCTATGCAGGTGTTGACCCACAACAAGAAACAAACGATTCAGCAGGCTAAAACTAGTGCAATTAAAGCCTTAAATATTGCTGCAAGGTTTGACCCGTATACTGGGCCACCCTACCACTCGTACATACAGGAGTACGAGGTAACCAACAAAACCCGAAAGCCTGTATAATCGGGTATCCCCAACTTAGGAGAATATATGAATAACACTAAAGTAGAAACAGCAGACGCAGCACTCAAGGGTGTTGTTTTGGGTGCCCTTACATACGTAGGTGCAAAGTGTGACCTTTCGGCAGAAGTTATTGCTCTTGCCGTTCCTGCCGCAGCAGCCCTTGTTTCAGTTGTGTCCACCAAGATTGGACCAAAGAACACCGCTCTTTTGTTGAGTGTTGCGACCAAGGCTATGGCAGCAGCACCTGCTGTTGAAAAGAAAGTAGCCAAGAAAGCCGCACCTGCAAAAAAGAAGTAACATCGTAAGTATTCTTCTTCTTAGAAAAGGTGTAATAAATGCCTATTGATTTTTGGTCCCCGTCTTATAGGGCGGCATCTAGTGACTTAACCGTAGCAATCAGTCCATTAGGATTGGTTGAACTTGCAGACGAAGAGTTTGAAGTTCACGGACCAAGACTCAATAGGTATTCTTCTGCATGGGCTTGGTATCTAGGTCATCACTGGTCACATCGCCGTGAGATGGGTGACAGCAATGTCACGATGAACTACATCAAAACCATGTCGGACTTTATTACTAACTTCTGTTTTGGTAAAGGTATTCAGTTTAAAGTTCCTGAGCAAAACCAAGCAATCATCCCTCACCTACTTCATGAGATTTGGGATAACCACAATAATAAACATTACTTGCTTTGGCAAATGGGACAACTTGCATCCGTAACTGGCGACTGCTTTGTCAAGGTTGCTTTTGACGAACCATATGCAGACCCAACAGGGATGGTTAAGCCTGGGCGTGTTCGCATTCTTCCACTAAACCCTGCTCATTGTTTCCCTGAGTACCACCCACACGATAAAGAACGACTACTTAGATTTAAACTTAAGTATCGCTTTTGGGGTACATCTCCTGAAGGTACTCGTCAGGTGTACACCTTTACCGAGATTTTGACAGATGAGTCAGTACAGCAATTCATCAATGATGAGTTAATTGATCAGTATGAAAACCCAATTGGTATGGTTCCTATTGTCCATATCCCGAACATTACAATAACTTCATCGCCATGGGGTCAGTCTGATATTTGGGACATCATCCAATTGAACCGTGAACTTAACGAAAAGATGACTGAGATTTCAGACATCATCAACTACCATGCTGCTCCAGTAACTATTATTACGGGTGCTAAGGCTTCACAGTTAGAGCGTGGGCCAAAGAAAGTATGGGCGGGTCTTCCTAAAGATGCCCAAGTGTTTAACCTTGAATCCCGTGGTGAGATGGCTGGTGCCATTGAGTACGTTCAGATGATTAAACGGGCTATGCATGAAATTACAGGTGTTCCTGAAACAGCCCTAGGTCAGTTCCAGCCAGTGTCTAACACTTCGGGTGTTGCCTTGGCTATCCAATATCAGCCTTTGATGAACCGTTACCAGATGAAAAAGGTGCACTTTACTAACGGTCTTGAGAAACTAAATGAAATCATCATTAGGACTGCCTCTGTTTTTTTGCCAGAGTTACTACAATATGATGCATCACAGGCAGCACAACCTGAACCAGACATGCTCCTGGTCCTTGATCCTAACGATCCAAACACCTATAAGACCACTATCCATTGGCCTGAACCACTACCAGTAGATGCCCTCATCAAACTTAATGAAGTGCAGGCAAAGATGGCTTTAGGTATTGAGTCTAAGCGTGGAGCCCTTGCGTTACTTGGTGAAGAGTTTCCAAATGAAAAGATGGTTGAGATCTTTGAGGAACTACGAGATGATGCCCTTGATCAAGGAGCACTGGATATGTTGCGTGCTCAGATTGGTCAAGCGGTAATGATGGCTACTGGATTACTACCACAAGGTGGCGGCTTAGAAACCGTGTCCGCTGGAGGTGCTAATGTTAGTAGTGCAGGAAGTCCCCAAGGGGGCGGAGTGCTTCCAGGTGCTGGTGTCCCACCAGTAGAAATGGAATTGATGAACCAAATGACTAGCAGGGCATACGGCGCAAGATTCGCTCAACGCCGAATCCCTGATGAAGACAAATAATACGTTTATATAAATCAAGTTAAGTTAGTATTTGCTGAACAACACATAGGAGAAAATTATGGCAAAGCAAAGTAATGATGAAATCCTTATTCCCGTAGAGGCTGTTGCAGCCTTTAATGAAGCGGTAGAGCAAGTTGCTCCAGCGCAAAAAGGTAAGACATTCACCGAGGATGAGGTGGAGAGCATTCGCAAGCAGGAGAAAGACAAACTCTACAAGCGTATTGAAGAGGCTGAAGGCCGCTACAAGAGCATGGAAGAGCAAATCACAGTCCTTGCAACTGAGCGAGAAAAGGCAATTAAAGAAGCAACTGAAATCTCTCGCAAAGAAGAAGAGATTCGTCGTCAACGTGAATTTGATGAACTGAGCGCAAAAGAACTACTTAAGCGTGCAGAAGATGACTTTAATGTCAAGATTAAGAACATTGACCAGGAATGGCAAACACGCTTTCAGGCTATTGAGCAAGAGAGGCATGCACAGGAAGCCCTTCTTGATAAAGAGCGCCAATTGCGTGAACTTGAGACATACCGCCAACGCCGTGTGCATGAATCACAGGAAGAGATCATTCCTGAACTTATTGATCTGGTAGCAGGAAACACTCCAGAAGAAGTTGACGCTTCTGTGGAAATCCTCCGTCAACGAAGTGCTGCTATCATAGAGAGTATCCAGCAAGCGACTCAACCGAGCCGTGTTAAAGGTGCGGCGGTAACGTCACCATCTGTTGGACCCATGGAAACCCAAACGGAATACCAATCGTTGAATGCGGATGACATCCGAAATATGACAATGGATCAGTATGTTAAAATGCGTGATAGGTTATTGAGTTCACGACCTAAAGGTCGTTTCTAAGTCAGGTTTATATCCATTAATTATTAAGGAGCAGTTATGGCACTTCCAGGCCCAGTAGGTGGCGCAATTACAGGAGCAGGTCTTGGTTCAATTACCACGACAGGTTATTCAAGTGATGCAACACTTTCACCAGCAATTCAACAGATTTGGTCAAAAGAGATTTTGTTCCAAGCAATGCCAGTTCTTCGTTTTGAACAGTTCGCTGTCAAAAAGACGGAACTTGGTGTTCAACCAGGTTTGACAATCAACTTCATGCGTTACAGCAATATTGAAACGGATGAAGCAACAGGCGCAACACTAACTGAAGGTGTTCGTATGGAGCCAACCTCCTTGGCAGCATCGCAGATTCAGATCACGGTTGGCGAACAAGGTAAGGCACTTGCTGTTACCGAGTTGTTGCTTAACGCATCGTTTGATGACGTAATGGCATCTTCCAGCCGTTTGCTTGGTCGTCACATGGCACAGTCCATGGACATTCAGGCTCGCAACACCCTCTACCAGAACGCAGTTCCGTTCGCAGGTGGCGCAGCAGTTCCTCCAGCAGTTGTCTTTGGTCGCAAGACTCTTGGCTCTACTCGTGGTTCGCTTGCACCATACGATGCAGGTACTTTGGGCGACGCAGCCAACCCAGGCTATCTCTCCCCAGCATCCATCAAGGATGCAGTTGAGATTCTTGCTGGTCAGAACATCCCACGCCTTGGCGACACCTACGTGTGCTTCGTTCACCCATCGCAGAGCCGTGCGCTTCGTGACTGGCCTGAATTCATTGAAGTCACGAAGTATGCCGCTCCAGGTAACTTCATGCTTGGTGAAATTGGTCGCCTCTATGACGTAGTGTTCATTGAGACCACCCAAGTTAAGCAAGGTTCTGGCCCAGCAGACATTGATGCATCAGCATCGGGTTCGCAGGCTGTAGCCGCAGCATCATACAGCGCCTTGATGATTGGTGACAACGCCTTCGGACATGCCATTGCTTTGCCAGTGGAACTCCGTGACGGTGGTGTCATTGACTTCGGTCGTGAGCATGGTTTGGCTTGGTACGCAATTTGGGGCTTCGGTATGATCACTGGAGAATCCCGTGTTGTTATCAACACTAAGGGTGGAGCAATCGCTTCCTCGTAATAACTCGTAATAGGATTTGGGGGGGTTGGGAAAACCTCAGCCCCCCTGAAAACTTAATAAAACTAGGAGCAGTACATGTCAGCAAAAAAAGCAATTAAAGAATTTATTGAAGTTGCAGAAGAAGAACTCTATGTTTCAGAAATACCTGAAGCAGAAGTTTTGGACGCTAGGTTACTTACCGACACCGTTAACGCAAGAGTAAAAGGCACTTGGACCCAATACTGGGGAACAATGCAGTTTTCATTTGTAGACGGCACAAGGTACAAACTACCTCGTGATCTCTTCAATTACTTGAAGAATTCAGGAAATATCTACGACACTCTCTGAGGTTTAAATGGCTGGATTAACAGTACCTAATGCAAGTGATTATGGTGTAACTTTCCAGAGCATTGATCAAGCAGAACCTGATTCTCTTGATTTTCAAATTTTAGGTAATGGCAACCATGGTGTAATTAGTGGTGCAAACATTACAGTATTTTCTAGTGGAACTGGTAGTGCTACGCTAACGGCAGGTGAGGTTATTGTAAACAATGTTTACTACCCTGTAGCAACAAGCACTGTTACCTTTGATGCTGCTGATGCTGACCCTCGTTTTGATATTATTGTTGCATCGGTTACTAGCGGTGTTGCTACGTACCTAACTGTTAAGGGTACGGCTAATGCAACCAATCCTGTCTTTCCTGCAATCAGTGATAACCACACCGCACTCTACGCCATTTATCGTAAATCAGGTGTTGCCTTAAGCGCATTAAGCGCTGTAGATAAGCGTAAGTTTGTTGAAGACGCATTACGCAGCGGGTCAGCCGCACCGTCGGCAGTAGTAAACCCTGGTGATTTTTACATACGGACAGGCCACACACCTGAACTAAATCAATCTTCTCTGTATGTGTACTCATCTACAGTTGGCTGGCAAAATGTCGCTAAATACGAAGGCCCAGTTGACGAAGGTTTGAACCCATTCCTTTTGGTTGGTTTGTGAGCGAAGAAACAATCCCTACACCTGAAGGTAGCATTACAGACATTATCAGGGTACGCCGATTTACTTTAGGAAGATTTAGAGAAACACAGCCTGCTATAGGACAAGAACTACAGGATACAGTCCCTGGTTCTGGTTCTGGTGATCAATAATAAAGTAAACTAGATCAATGCGAAACCTTTATGCTACTGAATTTGTCACGCAAGTAACTGACATTGCTAGGGGTTTTCTTCGTGACTACCCTAAGTTTTTCCAAACAACCTTTGACGCTGTAGGGCGTACCTATGAATTAGGCACACCCAATATTGATCCAGACCTATTGTGGGTGGCTACATATACGAATAACACCCCCGTAGAAGTTACGTCAAACACTAGTGCATCCTCGTACTATTCCCTAGATTCCCGTAATGGAATTATCAGATTGAGCACTACTCAGGCTGCTGGAACAAAGGTACTTGTAGAAGGTTATTACTATGATTGGGTTTTGCCCGCTGATCTACGGTTCTATGCACGCCACGCTATAGAACAACATACTTACAATGTAGACACACCTTTGGAAAGCATGAACCCAATTGTCATAGATACCATCGGTATGGCATGCGTGGTTGAAACCCTTTGGGGCTTAATGACAGAGTACAGCAGAGACATAGATGTAACTACCTCAGAGTCTGTTCATATCCCTGCTAGTCAACGGTTCAGAATGGTTCAAAGTCTCTTAGAGTACTGGATGCGGGCATACGAGAAGCAAGCAAAGGCGCTTAATATTGGCCTTGATCGTATTGAAATCCTCAACCTTCGTAGGGTTTCCAGGACTACTGGATACCTTGTACCTATCTACAAACAACGAGAACTTGGGGATTACGGCCCGATTGAACGAATATTCCCAGAGATTGGTAGTGGGGATCTTCCAGTTGATGTTGATAATACTGAGCCACTTCGTGAAGACGTTATTATTGACCTTACCCCACAGCAAGGATATCTATCTACTGCACTAATGGGGTATTAGTCTATGGATACTAGGCGTGAACTTAATCTAATTAGGGAGAAGTACCACGAGTACCAGCGTAACTCAGGAGAGTTTGTTACTTGGTTTGAGTTCATCCCTTTTGGTCAAGGTGGTAGCACCCTGGACGATGTGTACGATGAGGGAAACACATCTACAGGTGGTAAGAAATACAAAGATGGGATTGTCTTACCTACCTTGATGATTACTGAAACTGAAGACACTAAGCGGGCAATACCTGAAGGTCGTCAACCAGTCCAAGTTTTGAATGCCGTCTTCTCTATTGAAGACCTACGGACAGCAGGAGTTAGTCAGCCTTTTGAGTACCAAAGGCACTTAAACGATATGTTTTTTTATGATGCTCGTTATTACGGGGTATCTATGTACCGAGTT